CTCTGCTAATCCAAATAATATTCTATGTTCAAACCCATCAGCAAAACGAATTGTTCTAGTTAATGGTGCGGATCTTTTTTGCTGCCCATAAACAGGTTTGATCGAGGGAAACGTAGCCATTATGCAAGCAAACCTCCAGGTCTTTTTTGCTGTACTAATTCTGATTGTATAGCAACTGATATAAGACGACCAAGTTCTCTACCTTGTTCTTCATCTCCTTCAACAGAAGAACCAGAAGCATCTACGTTTACAACTATGTTTGTTGAACCACCACCAACTCCAGCTAAGTCATGGTTAGGTATTATATTTCCAGACTGGTTTGGAACAAATAATTCTGGTCCACGTTCTCCTACAATATATGGTTTTCTCATTCCTACAGGACCTCCATTAGCGGCAAGTCTTACATCAGTATTCTGTATATCATTTAACGGAGTGGTGCTGAAGTTGAACATATTACCGAACAAACTTAAAATACCTTTTTGAAGTTGAGTAGCAGCTAATTGTGCAGCAGTATCTAGGAAGAAGTCTGCTATTCTATTCAGCATATTTCTAAACGCATCGGCAACAGTCATTGTGCCTTTGATTATGCCCTTAAATGAATCTTCAAATGATTCACCCATTGCTTTAGATAGATTCACAGCTTGAAGAGTTGTATCATTTAGATCACGCATCTTCTTATTCAATTCATTCATGCGGCTAATAGCTGGATCGGCAGCGTTTAACCTGTTTAATGTTATCTGCTCCTCTAAATCTTTCTGTAGCTCCAGATTCTTTAAAGTCTGCTTTGCTCTTTCTAACTCTGCTTTACTTCCACTTTCTCTTACAGCTTCTACTTCAGCTATCTGTTTTTCTATTGCAAAATCTAATTTATTTAATTTATTTCGTTGCTCTAAAACTATTAGATTTTTTTCAGAACCTTCAAACCTTGCTTTTTCTATCTTTAGCTGTGCCTTGAGATCCATCTCATTTTCTTGAAGTATTTTCTTCTGTAACTCAGTTAATTTAAGAGTATCATCAAAATTCTTTACCTGATCTTTTAGTATTCCTAAATCTAACTGCCCTGCTGATATTTCTCCACCTAATCTTCTAAATTTAGTAAATGTTTTTCCTAGTTCTCCACTTTGTGCAAGTTCTCTTTGTTTTTCTTTAGTATCAAATTTTGCTCTCAATTCATTTCTCTTTTTTAGTTTCTCCTGTAAGGAGGCTTCCAAATCAGTTATTTTCTTTATCGCATTTTCACGTTCAGTTAAAGTTCTATCTATAGTATCTTTTAAACTTTCGCCTTCTTTTGGTGTACCTCCTCCGCCTAATACAAAATTAAGCATTTTCATAAGCCCAGTTAAAGGACCCGATGCTAATATCGCAAGTTCCGTTCCTAACCTAGTGGTAACTTTTCCAAACTCTTTAAATGCTTTGTTCATTTCTTCGAGACTATCTGCACCGCCAGCACCAAACTGCATACCAAATCTAGCCCTTGCAAACTGTCCTGCTGCTGCTGTAAGTCCTGCTGACTGTAATATTGAAACAGAAGTAGTTATATTTCGGTCAAATCTCGATAGGTTTGTAACGAGTTTATCTAAATTTTGTGTAGGGTCATTTAAAGCAGCCCCTAATTCATTTAATCCATTTACTGTATTAGTTACTGTCTGTAATAACGCTGTAGCAACAAGACCTCCTGCAAATCCACCTGTTGTACCTCCTAATGCTCCACCTATTAATCCTCCTCCAAAACCAGCAGCAGCACCTAATGGTCCTTGACCAAATAGTAATGGAAACGAACCACTAATTAATGCTCCAGAAAGAACTCCTCCGCCTCCACCTCCACCTCTGTTCGCACCTCCGCCCGTACCTCTATTAAAACCTCCTGCTTGTCTATTTGTTATATTTACAGACTGCTGTTGTACTCTTAAATTATCTTTAGCTATTTTTAGTTCTAATCTATCCTTTTTTATTTTTTGGTCTTGGACTCTGTTTTCTTTAATTTTTAAAGCTAGTGCATCTCTGTCCGTTTTTAGTATTTGCTTACTGGCTTTACCTTTTAACGCTAATCTATTTAGTTTAGCAATACGTTCCTCAAGCTCCCTTAATTGGTTTTTAGCTTGCTTTGTATCTAGTTTTATATTTACTTCGTAATTAGATGCCACTACTTTCTAATAAACATTGCTTTTAGTTTAGCGTACCTTACGATATTGGGCTTTCTTTTTTGCATCTTCGTATGCCTTTTCTTCTCTTTCGCCCTTTAGAGTAAAGTATGCGTTCCATGCACACGCTTCTTCCATTGTCATTTCTTTCTGAAGGCTAGAAACTGTCATTCCTAACTTTTCGGCTATGAAAAACTGTAAGTATAGATAGTTGTCTTTATCAAGTTGTGCTTTTTACGGCATCGGGGGTAGCCTCCTCACCCAACTCTTGCATCTTTGTCATAAGCTCTAACAAGACTGCCAAAGGTATCTCTCTTCTTAGACTAGGTTTGTCAGCTTCAACAAATAGCTTTTGACCATTTTCATCTTCAGCTTTACTTATTACCACTTGCAAAGCAAAGTCTAAATTTCCCTCTTCTTGACCTCTATTAGATGCTGCTAAAGTAGCATTTATGGTGTCTCTATCTGCAATAGTTAAGGGCGACCAATACACCTTTAAAATTAGTTCTCCGTTTTTGTAAATTGGGTAACTGCTTTTGCTGTTTATGCTAAATGCTTTCTTTAGCTTGTCGATTGCTCTATCTGTTGGCATACAAATTAAATAGTGTATTTACTTATTATACTACTACTTTATTACTTAAAACCAACCTTTTTAAATGCTTTAGAAATATCAAACTTTATAAAGTTGCCTTTTGTGTAAATATTGTACCAATTTGGACCTTTTCTAGCCGTAAGTGTATGCTCTCTTCCATGCTCTGCGTATGTAACAAGGTCTCCTCTTTTATTGGGTAATTTTTGACCTGGGGCATTTATAGCAAAACCAGCGTATTTAGCTCTGTTCCCTACATACAAGTCTTGTTGTAAAGGAGATGTAGGAACTCGTGCATTAGTCTTAACTTTTCTGCCTTGAGCGTCAGGTATTTCATCAAAAGATGTTTCTGGTATTCTTTTTCTTGTGGGTTGTACTGGATTTTTAGATACGACCCAGTTCTCTCCGAATGTTCCTGTCCACCAAGGACCTTCTTCAGTCAGTGTCTTTACAATAGTTTTTGCTAGTTCTTTCTTTCCTTTTACAAGCTGCTTTTCAATATCTTCGGTTAATTTTGTAATTGGTTTAGGCATTGGCAGTAAATAGACAGCTTACAACTGATAGAAAATGACTATCTCCTTCTACAGTAACAGAAGTTGGACCTTCTATCTCAGAAACCCTTGGAGTTACCGAAAACGTGTCGGAATATCCAGGTGCATTTACGGAGGTCAATCCATCAATAACTGATTCGGCTATGGCAGATGCAACGGCACTTCCTTTATTTGGTGGTGTCATAATTCCGCATCTTATAGATCCAGCATAATAATCCTGTGCTGCACCTTGAGCTTGTGTAGTTGATTGTGTAAAATCAAGGCTTACCATTACATATTTTTTAGTTTTTCCTGGAGTTGTAAAAGGCATATTATCGAAAACAACTGTCACTGTGTTGTCAGCAGTAGTTACTGCGTTTTTGATTGCTGTTTCAAATGCTGCTCGTGTGTTTACTAAAGTCATTAGAAAATAACGTCAACTCTGAATAAATACTCCTGACCGCCACGCAAAGTTCTTACATCTGTAATCTTCGCAACTCTGGTCGACCCAGAAAATGTAAGGGTTATTTCGTCTGATAGTAAGGGTTGGCTGTCTCCTATGAGATCAGGTGTTATGTAAATTCTAGCTATATTCTCTTGGAATCCTGTTTCTTCGCTGGATTGTATAAATTCAACGGGAACTTTTATTGTGTAGCTGGTGTCACTGGTAGTTACTGCACCAGTAGATGTGTTGTACGATGTAGATGATTTTCTAGTGTAGATAATAGTTGTGTCTAATGAGTCTCCTAGTTGAGACACCACCTGTTTTGCAATTTGTTTTAGTGCTGTGTCTAGTTGTCCTGCCATTATCCTCTAACCGCCCGTAGTTGGAAACTGCCAGCACCGCCTAGCATATACGCTCCAAGATAACTTTGTAGCCATGGGTAAACATCTAGAATATTATTTATAGATCCAGTTCCCTGACTTGCAGTGTTGTACTTAACTTGAATATCTCCTAGTTTTACTTCTTCAAAGTTTCCATCTTTACCAGTAGTTCCTGTAACGGCATCTGTATCATTTGCTAATGCTCTGGCTAATTCATATTGTGCATACTTGATACCATTAGGGATTTTAGAACAAGCTAATTCAACACCATCTACTTGATAATTATTTCTCGGAAACTTTAATGCCTGTCCATCATCACATCTATCCCCATAAAAAACCAAAGTATCAATCCATCTAGCAGCAGATATTAATGATCTTTTCTTTTGATCGTCTGTTTTATTTGTCCAAGTAGAAGAATCTGGGGAGGTATCAAAATAGTCGTTAGCTTCAGACAAAGTAACGTAGCTATTAGCATTTTCTCCTTTTATTGTTGCATTTATGGTAGCTGCCACGATTAATAAAGTAATTTAGTTTTATTGTAGCGTAAAGAAAAAACCCCACCAATAATTGATGGAGTTTTTGATGACCACACTTTAATGATATTAAGGATTAGTAGTTGTATCAAGTGGTGAGTTAACGATTAGTTCAACTATAGGAATTAAATCAGCATCGTATGTGATTCCCCAGTTGTTATCGTTAGCTAACTGTGCGTTAGTTGGGTTGTCAGTAGCAGATGTCCACTTAGTTCCCATAACGTGATAAGCACTGTGGTAATCAACTGACATTACATCTTGCTTAGATAAGATGTTTCTATCTGATTCAATACCTAGAGGAGATTGCTCACCTTCAAGAATTGTTCCTGACTTAATTAAGTAGCAACGGAACTCTTTTTGATGACCTGTTGTACCAGGGTGAACTGTATTAACTTGAGAGTCAATAACAACATTCATACCAGCGAACTGACCGATTGATCTGTCAGTTACACCAACACCACCGCCACCCCATTGGACAGCACCACCAGAAGTTAGAGAATCACTAGAGAATGTCAACATACCAACCTGATATAGATAGTAAGCAACAGATGGGTGAATTACTAGAGTATCTAGCTCTTCTCCTCTTTCTCCAAGAAGGTTTCTTGCTCTTGCAACTGTAGCTGCTGTTAAGAAGTTATCAGTGCCAGCACCAGAAGCAGTACCTTTACTTAGGTCAAGTGCGTTTGCACCTAATGGTCCAAAAGTAGATCCAAATAAACCATCTAGCAAACTAAATAGTCTTGCAGAGTTTAGCTTATTGATAGCATCTGCAATCTGGTTTCTGATGTGACCCATTGGATCTTCACCAGCAGCCAATACAGCTACGTCATCAACAGCATACGCAAAACCTCTATGACAGATAGTTGCGATCTGTGTTCCTGTACCAATCTTTTGTGGTGTCAAATAACCATTGTTACTTGTACCCCATGTTGCTGTACCATCTAAAATTTCTTCAGTTGGAGCGATTGGGTTAAATTCTGGAACTTGTATTCTTGTTCCACCTTCTGTTGCGTCAAGAAGTGAGTTTCTTACAACAGCACCAGATTTGATAAATGCACTACGTTCCTTGATAGCTTCGGAAACATATGTGCTGAGATTATTTCTCTTAACGATGTCCGCTAATAGGACACCGCCAGAATAATTCTGAAACGGAGCAGCCATTCAGATTACCTTGTTACTTTTGCGATACCCTAGTCACAGACGAGGGGATTAGTTTCACAGAAACTAACTATTTTTGAGCCTCTTGCTTGAGCACTGCTGCAAGCTGCGGATCTTGTTCTAATAGTAGCATTTGTTGTGTGAGATTGCCCGTTTTCCAAGGGTTTACCTGACCTCCACCAGCATTTGCTACGGGGCTAGGTCTAGCACCCATTCCTGCTGCTGAACTTGGCTTGAAATGATGTTCCCAACCACTTCCAGGGTTTTTGAGACTACTGAGATAGGTATTTAAATTTTGTTCTACTCCACCATTGAGAACAACAACTTCTCCGTTAGCGTTCTTTTGTAACTTATTTTGTAACAATGATAAAGTTTGTTCTGCATTTATCGCTCCAAGATTACTGATAGCTGCGAGGGCTGCTGTTTTTGTGGAAGCTACTTCGTGAGAATTTTTCATATCCTCAAGCTGCTGAGACAAAGATAATATCTGCTGCTCTTTATCTTGGGCTGTTTTGTTAGCTTCTTCCCACAAAGTTTTCCATTGACCCTGTTCTTCTAAGTCTTTGGTTCGTTTTTCCTCTTTCTGTTTATAGACATCATCCAGTTTTCCCTTGATGCCTTTGAATTTTTCCTCGGCTTCAGCAGCTTCCTTACGGGCAGCAGCTAATTTTGCCTCATATTCTGCTTTTACAGAACTGAGATCAGGTGCTTGTGGTTGTGAAGGAGTGTCAGCCACGGGCTGTTCAGGAGGATTCACGGAATCAGGCTGAATGACTTTTTCTTCGATTGCCATTAATTATTCAGATAGTGGGTTAGTTGTTTTCTTTTTAGTAACTTTTTTCTTAGTTGCTTTGGGTTCGGGAGTAACTTCAGTAGTTTCCTGTGTTCTAGGTTTTAACTCTGTTACTTCCCATTTGTACGTTCCGTCAGATTGCAGAACTTTATCAAGAGATCCAGCCATGAGAATGTGTGTACTTATCTACTATTGTATCAAACTATTCGGGTTTGGCCTCATTTGCTGATGGTAATACTTCACCTTGAACTAAAATATCTCTAAATTCCTCTCTATCAATGACTTGTTGATCGAATAAAGATGTTAAGGCTGTAATATCTTGACCAATTAATCTTTCAATATCAAAATCTCTGCTGATTTTTACTTCTGGTGGTTCGATTCCAACATATTCGGCTGAGAGATTGAAGGCTTTTTGTAGTTTTTGCTCTAGTTCCATAGAAACCATTGCAAGCATAGAATTAGTATCTACACGATCTAGTCTGCGAGCATCTGCTGATTCTGCAACAAACTTCTGTTGTGATAATGTACTAATTCCGAGTGTTGCCATCTGCATTTGTAGCTCTTTTATTTCTGCTGATTGTGCATCAAAAGCACTGGAAGCTGGTTCTACATAGTATATTTTGTTACCTGGTTGAGTTGCCATCGCATAATTCACAGATATAGCAAGGTCTTTTGTCTGATCGTCATAACCTTCCATTACAAGCATAGGTTGAGATGCAACGTGCAAACTATGTATTAAATCAGCCTGTCTTTGAAAATGTGCAAGATTTAAGTATGCAATATCGAGTAAAGGAGGTTTGCTGACTAAATTATCTGTTTTTCCCGAATAAATTGTGACTAAAGGTATTTCTCCAAGAGAAAAATCACCAGACTCAACCTGTTTGTAGTCTTTATCAGATGATCCAGCTTCAAAACTACCAGCAGAACTTCCATCTGATACGTCATACATTTCTTCTATCTGCTCTTTTTTGCGAAATACTTTGTAACTTCCTGGTTCGATTACTCTTATTTGATCGAATACTTTTTCTCCGAACTGTCCGTCTGGGAGTACAGCTTTTTCACCGATTCTTACTTGTATTAAGTTTCCATAGTTTGATTCTCTATCTAGTCTCCAACCATAAAGATTATTTGGGTCGACTTCGATCCAGTAAGGTCTGCGGTTCTGTTGACGTTCTTCTGCGAGACTTACTGCTCCTGATGGTGCAGGATAATCTACAAGAATGTGACTCTGGCCGTATGTAAGAGAACACATCAGTAATCTTCTAGCATATTCGTCTAAATCTGACTTTCTGCCATCTACATCCATCTTGAACATTTCGGTCCAGTAAGGATCACCATTGAGTGTTATTGGTTTTCTTAATACAAGACCTGTGGCTGCTCGGATTAATCTTTGGGTGAATGGGGAAAATACAGCACGATTTACTCTAGCTAGGTAGGCATCGTAATCTTCTCTTGGCTCTAGTGGTAGGAATGTTTCGCTATTTGTTCGGAGGTAATCTGTTCCTTCGGTTACAGCTTTCATTATTTCCCAACCTTTCATCATGTCTAGGACAGCCCTCGTGCGAGTAAAAGGACTGTCTATCCCACCTACAGAAGTAGATGAGATTATGTTGGTTCTAATTGGTCCAGGTACAGCGTAAGTCATTTAACACCTCCATCTTTTTAATGCTAACGCTTTTCGGGTTGGTCGGCCTTTTTTATCTTTTAGTGGACCAGGCATACCTTTCATACGGGCACAAAACGATTTTCTTCTTGCTGCTCTTTTTCCTGTTGGATTCTTTTCAGTAACAGGTGCTTGTAAGTTGCTGCCTGTTGCACGATTATATTTAGCTCTGCCTTTTGCAGTCAGTCCTCCCTTCTTAGACTTTTCGCCTCTTCCTACGGATAAACTGACTCCCTTTTTGCGTGGCATTATTTTCCCACCTTCTTCATTGTCATTTTATGGGCTTCGGTAAAAGTTTTACCTCTTAACATTAACTTTTTCATCTCTTCCATGTGCTTTCTAGTATGAGTGCTCTTCTTTTTATGTCTAGCTAAAGCATCTTCCTGTCTTTGAGTTAAAGTTTTCATTTTTTCTTCCTCTTTTTCTTGGAACGTAGCTTTTTAAGATCAGCAGTCGTGATCTTATCCCGTGGTGGAGCAACAGCAGCAAGTTTACGTTGTTTGCTCGAATAAGATCCTTTAGGCATTAGAGAGCAGAAGTAATAGCACCATTAGTTATAAAACTAACTGATACTGTAGAAATATCACCAACAGTAGAATTGAATGAAGTTCCTGTAATAATTGCGTTAAAACTTAATTTTTTACTTCCTGATGTATCTAAGAATAAGTTGAATGTAGCATCGCCAGCATCTTCTGTTGTTAATACATCACTAATAATTTCAGCAGTATCATCTCCAGATGTTGCTGTGTAAAGAAGATCAACAGTACCAGAACCAGAAATTAGGCTACCAACAAAACTTCTTGAGGTTGCACCATGAGAAGTAGTTTCTAATGTGTCTTTTGTTGTATCTAAAGTCCAAGCTGTTGTAGAAGCTATAGCTCCAACTGTTCCAGTTCCGTTATCAAATGATACAGAGCCTTCTTCACCACGAAAAAATGCCATGATTTTTGCGAAATATACTATATAGCACTATATTACCGTGAAACTGCAACTTTCACAGCTATTTTTTCTTCTTTTTACGTCTATGTTGATAAGTTATCTTCTTACTGCTTGTTTTTTCGCGTTTAAATCGTGCTTTTTCGGCTGCTGACATCTCTCCGACAGTCTTAGGTGTCTTACTTGAGACACGTTTTTTGGGTCGACAAGCTGGATAGCCTCGCTTTTCGCCTTTTTGACGGCCACAAGGCTTGCCAGTTTTGACATCTACCCAGTTTTCCTTGAACCAACGGGTTAGACCACCACTACTTCTTGCCACGTTTTTTCTCCACTCTGTAAGTGCCACCACGCTTTTTGTACTCTCGTACAAGCCATGCGTTAGCGTAAGCAGATGGATAAACTTTGAATTTACGCTTTGCTTCTGACTTTACCCTAGAGTACAACGCTTTATTTACAGGAACATTCGCCACGTTTCTTACCTCCCTTCTTTTTCTTCTTCTTTTTCTTTGTAGTGGAATGGTACATAGTAGAAAAAGGAAACTCTTAGTATATTCTAAACGAAGTTTGGCCTAATGTCTCTGGTTTGGCAAGGTTAAATTGTTGGAGGCAAAGGTAGCCGAAAGCGTCAAATGCGTGGTCGACTCCAAGGTTTTTATTTGGCATACCTGTGTTTGGTGCGTAAGTTAAAGTTCGGAGAGATTTTATCAATTCTTTACAGCGTGGGTGGATTAAAGTTCGTCTTTCTCCTGCTGCATCAAATAGTGCGGTGTTTACTGATGTAATTTTGTCTCTTATTTTCCAGGGTGCTTTTGGGGAAGATACAGTGAAACCGCTTCTGCGTAGGATAGTGTGGTCCGTTGAGCCAACTCCTGATGTTTTTCGGGCTGCACCTGTAGGGTCGGGGCAAGCTATTATTCTTCTATCTACCCCGTATCGGTGGGTTACTTCTTCTGCAAAGTCCCAGGTTGTTGCACCACCTGTCATAATTATTTCGTCAAAGACGTAGAGGATGTCTCGGTAGCGTACTGCACAGATTCCGCAAAGTGGATCTACGTTAAAATCGACTCCTAATAAAAGTGGGGCGATAGATATGTCCTCCGCTTCGGTAGAAATGTTGGAATCTGAAAAGGAGACTGCAACGAGACCCGTGAGATTCTCGAAACTTGCCTCGAACTCCTGCTTGAATGTTCTGGTATCTAATTGGGCCTTTGCTGCTTCGACTTCTTCTTCTGGAACATTACCCCCGTCTATTGTTGTGAAGCTCCAGCGTTTCCAGTCACCTGTATCATCTTCTGGAACGTAACACCATAAATCGTAGAACCATGATGCTGTACCATCTGGTGTGGATATAAAGAGTGCCCAACCTTGTTTATCTGCGAGGGCTGGTCTGATTACTTGGAACCAGACATCGGAATCCATGAAGGCTGCTTCGTCAAGTACTACTCCAGCGAGGCTTCGGCCACGCAGGGTTGTTGCGTTTTCGGTTCCTTTGAGTTCGATTAGCGATCCATTTATTAGTTCGATTTTGAGGTCGGTTTCGTTTTTGGATTGGATCCATTCTCGTGGGATAAGTTTCTTTATTTCTTTCCAGGCTATATCTTTTGCCATGCGATAGGTTGGGGCACAGTAGAAATATGTTTCGCCAGGGCGGTCTATTGCTGCTTTTAGCAGTTCAATACAGGATAAATAGGATTTTCCGAATCTTCTGCCAGCCACTAGGACTCTAAATCTGTTTTTTGCGTTGAACACCTCCCCCTGTGCCCATCTAAGTGATAATTTTTCGGCTGTTTTTGTACTCATGTAGTAAAGAATAGCTTAAATATGAACAAATTTCCGTGTTTTGGTCGACTAAATGAGGTTTTTAAGGTTATTATTCAAGTATTAGTATTTATTTAGTCCGTGGCTCAAGCATACTATCGACCAGATGTAGACAGTCCAAACGCTCCGTTGGGTGGTAAGGTCTGTGGAAGAAGAAATCCAGATTCAGTTATTGAAGCTAGGAGGCAAAGATTGTACAGTCGTCAGCTTGAAGGCTTGACTACAAGACAGTTGGTACTCGATCACGCAACCAAGGAAAATATTGGGGTGGATACAGCGTGGAGAGATTGGGGTAAGGTAAAAGAGTGGAACGATGAGGACTGGGAAAAGGATAGAGAGAAAATGGTGGCACGGCTCCAGGGGATGAGGATGAGGCTTTTTAACAAGGCTATGAAGAGGGGTCAGCTTCAGACTGCTGCTCAGATATTAGATTCGTTAGGTA